GAAGAATCTAATTCATTTTCAATTCTTAATAAGATCAATGACTTAAACTTATCACACTCTGTAATACTTATATCATTATTTTCCATGCCTTCGCATTCACTTCCTCTAAAATATTGTAATAGGTTAATAGATATGAGTGAAACTCCTAAAACAATAATCATATTTGGAACAATTAAATAGGTAATAACAATAATTAAAGCAAATACAATAATTGATTGATTATCGTAACTATACATAAAATAACCTAACTGTATAAGTGTTATTATAAAAAGAAAATATAATAATGATATATTATACATAATACTTTTTTTTTTCATTATATAATGATTAAATAAAATAAAATTGATTATTAATAAATGATAAGATAAATCATAATATAACAATGAATATTGCTATTACGGAGCCATATTTTCATTTAATTCACGGATTAAATAATAGTGATAATACAATTATGGTTGTATATGACTATAGTCTGGATGATTTTTATAATTATGAATGGATTAGTGATTTTGAATTTTATTATAAAAATCTTATTAAAAAACTAAATGAGTATCATAATGTTCCACACGATCTACTAAGAAATTATATGGAAGGTATTAAAAAAAAGAAATTATATAGTTTAAATTTGGTTAAGACTTACGAAGATTCTCGAAACAGATCTGTTTGTGTCCTATATACATATCGTATCAATCTATTTAAACGTATTTGGAGAAAAAAACGAAATGCAAATACGTTTATCGAAATATAATATTATAAATTTTATCTTCTTCGAGTTTTTCGCCCCTTAGAATTATTACCATTTTTATTATTACCATTTTTATTATTAGCTTTTCTTTTCTTATTAGTATTACTTCTATTTACAGGTTTAATTTGTTGTTGAATTTTTTGAAATAATTGTAATTTGTCATCTTCATCTAATAACTCACCATATGATGAATTAAATAAATCTACGTTTTTTTCTATTACAAGTCTACGTATAAATGATGCTGATATTGCTGAAGATGATACTGAATCGACAGTAGTTAGGTTCATTGTCTTTAATTGATTCATATTTGGTCTAGCCAAAGATGTCCCTTGAAAATTGGATATATTTGCTCTTTTTAAATAAGATTTAGATAAACTAGACAACATTGATGCACGATCTTCTCCAATGATCATAAATAATTTAACCATACCTATTTTATGTGTATTTTTATAGTCATTTATAACAGTATTTAATAAATTTAATGGTGAACCTGATGGGGTGCATACAGTAATTACTTTGATACTAGTTTCATTATATTTTTTCATTATCATCTTATCTAAAAATTCTTTCTTTTCTTCGCACGATAAAGGATTATCACTATTATTTTTTGTAGAAGATAATAAAACATAAACACTATCTAAACCTCTACTTTCAGCCACTTTTATTAATTCATTGATTAATAACAAATGACCTGGTGTAGGAGGATTCATACGAGCAATTGTAAAAACAATAGTATGATCAATTAATTCTGCCATTGTATATTGTATATATTATAAATTTTCTATTTTCATATAGTCTTTAAGTATTTCTATATCTTCATTTAATTCATATATTAAATTTTTATCATCTGTTTTTGAAAGCTGATCACATAAATAGTTATATAATTTTTCAACATCATCATTACCATATTTTTGATAATATTTTTTGATAGTATTTAGACATTTTTTATTTTCATTTTCGATTATTAAAGCAATTTCTATCGAATCCATTCTATATTATATATATGCGTATTTATATATTTTATTTGAATTTAAACATTTCATATAAATAATATTATTATTATATATTCTGAAGATGTCAAAATCCGTAACAGAGCATATCCTACAAGAAGACGATAATCGATTTGTAATGTTTCCAGTTTCTGATCAAACGATATGGAAAATGTATAAAAAACAAGTGGATTGTTTTTGGAGACCAGAAGAAATTGATACTTCTAAGGATATGGCACACTGGGAAAGATTGACAAAAGATGAACAATATTATATTAAAATGATTTTAGCATTTTTTGCGGCAAGTGATGGTATTGTTTTAGAAAATCTTGGAGTAAGATTTATGACGGAAGTTCAATTGCCTGAAGCAAGGGCTTTTTATGGATTTCAAATTGCAATGGAAAATATTCATTCAGAGACTTATAGCATTTTAATTGATAGTTATATCAGAAATAACGAGGAAAAAACCAAACTTTTTCAGGCCATTTCTAATTTTCCTTGTATTGAGAAAAAAGCAAAATGGGCTTTAAAGTGGATTAATGATAAACGTTCTGGTTTTGCTACACGATTGATTGCATTTGCTTGTGTGGAAGGTATCTTTTTTTCAGGTGCTTTCTGTTCTATTTATTGGTTAAAGAAACGCGGATTAATGCCTGGACTTACATTTTCTAATGAGTTAATTGCTCGCGATGAAGCATTACATACCGAATTTGCGGTATATTTATATAGTAAACTTGAGAAAAAACTAAATAAAAAGAAAATTCAGGATATTATTCAAGATGCGGTTGTAATTGAAAAAGAATTTATTACAGAAGCACTTCCTTGTCGTTTAATTGGAATGAATTCAGATTTAATGAATCAATATATTGAATTTGTAGCAGATCGTTTGTCTTTACAATTAGGTGGAGATGTAATTTATAATGCGATTAATCCTTTTGATTTTATGGAAATGATTAGTTTAGAACAAAAAACCAATTTCTTTGAATCGCGTGTCTCAGAATATTCTCTCGCAGAAAAATCAGGAAAGGATGATGCTTTTGAAATTGGATCCATTGAATTTTAATTAATATTTAAAAATTTTTATAGAATATAAGTATTTCTACTCTATTATAGTTTAAAAATACTTATATAATTTATATGAAAAATAAAGTTTTAGTTATTCTATTATTAGTTTTTGTTATTATTATCTCTTCTCTTAAATCCAAAGAATCGTTTGACGATGAACCTATAAATAATGATGAAGAGATGACAGGAGATGATTGTGATATAATAAAATGTAACGCAGATTTTGGAACAAATATAGGAGATAAATTATGTTGTGGACAAACTGAACGTTTAACCAAAGATAGTTTTGAACAAAATTTGGTATGTCCTATGTCTCGACCAAAATGTAGTCAATTTGATTGTAATACAAAAAGAGGTATATGTATTAAACCATCCTCCGATGGATATAAAATAAATCGAATTAAATCAAAATAAAATAATATAAATTTATTAATAATATGTTTCGAGATAATGTCATTACAAAAATGATAAAATGTGATCAAATGATTTATGATTATATTTATTGTATGAAACAAATACCTATTCCAAAAACAAAAGAATACAAATGTAAGAAAGAATTTGAACAGTTAATGATTTGCATTAATCAACCTTTAAAATTAAATCTTTTTTAAATATCTATAATAACCAATAATTATATAATTATTATAAATTAGTATTTAAAAATTTGCGTTTAAAAATCTATATTATGGCATCTCTTGTAAATAATCAGAATACAGATAATCATATTCTTTTGATCAAAACGGTTCAGATAGCACCTTTTAGAACATTGATGACAGCTTTGAAAGATATTTTACTTGAGACAAATATTACATTTCAAAAAGATGGTATGAGAATTATTAATATGGATAAATCACATACAGTATTAGTTCGTCTTCATCTTTTAAGTAAGAATTTTGAATTTTATGAATGTAACAAAGATAAAATTGTAGTAGGAGTAAATATGTTTCATTTATTTAAATTAATAAGCACTATTGATACTGATGAAATATTATCCATTTACATTGAAAATGAAGATTATAATGATGGTATTGTAGAAAATCTTGTCTTGAAATTTGAGAACAAACAAAAGGAACAATGTAAGATTCAGAAATTAAAATTAATAGAACCTGAATATGAGGAGATAGTAATTCCAGATGTTAAGTTTTCATCGGTTATTAATTTGCCTTCAAATGATTTTCAGAAGATTATTCGTGACTTAAGTTATATTTCTGATAAAGTTGAAATTAAATCTGTTAAAAATCAATTGATTTTCAAGTGTCAAGGTGCATTTGCTACATCCGAGATCATTCGATCTGAATCAGAAGATATGGAATTTATTGAATCAAATAATAAAGTAATTCAAGGAGAATTCTCTTTAAAGAATTTAAATTATTTTATTAAATGTACAAATTTATGTAATCAAATTGAAATATGTTTAGAGAATAATTTACCTCTTATTATTAAATACAACGTTGCTTCGTTAGGTGAAATTATTTTAGGATTATCTTCATTACCATCATCTAACTAAAATTCAGCCATATGCTTTTTAAATAAACATTCATTTTTAGGTAAATCATCAATATTTACAAATATATCTGGATTAATATATTTACAATCTTTCATCCATATCTTAATAATACAAAAGGATTTTTTTGGAGACAATGAAATACCACAAATATTTTTTGAAACTTGTGGATTAGTTGTTAGACTATTTCCAATTAAACGATAATATACTTTTTTCCATACTTGTTCCGCACATTTGTTATGAACTTTAAATGAAAATCCTCCGCCATTTTTATTATTAGGATCTTCCCACATTGGTTTTATATTTTCTTTCATTACAAATAAAATAGTTTTTTTAATTAATTCAAAGTCAATACGATCATTTACCAGAATCGCATCTTCGACAGTATTCATTTCCATAATTTTATGATAACTTTCAAAACTCCAGTCATTCACATTATGTAAATGAATATAAAAAGACCATTTTGAATCGAGCGTATTGCTTGTGCCCATTTCTATATAATTTCTATATATAATATTTAAATTTCTTTTTTATATTATTTAATTTCATATCTTTTCATTGTAATTTCAGGAGTAGTACCAAAAGCAAAATAAATAATCAATGTCATATAGGTATAAATAATTAATGGTAAAAAAACAATGATCCACGCAATTACATCTAAATCTATAATACATAAAACATTCAAAAGTATACCAATTAATATTCCTATAATCATTTTTGCAAATGCTAATCTAAGATGATTATCATATATTTCCATAATAAGATGGACAAATAATAATACAATAAATATCATTGATGGAGGACATAATTGTTCTAATAACATATACTTTTAAATAATATTTAAAAAAAACTTAATTTTATTATAAAATGGAAAACACAGAAGAATTAAACAATCTAGAACAAATTATTAAATGTTTAATGAGACAGACTAATTATACAGAAGATGAAGCTCGTATATCGATTGAAAAAAATAAAACAATTGAAAAATGTATACAAGAATATCTTGGTATACAAGAAAAGAATAACGATGAAGGTTCAATGAATCAAAAAATATATAAATCTATTCGAGAATATTTACGATAAATTATGGTATTCTCATTTGTCTTCTTTTTTGTCTCGGATAAGAAGGCATTGTATTTATTGGTTTTGTTATTACAGGTTTTATTTCTTGTTCATTTGTTTTTAATTTTAAATTTATTACACTATCATCATTTGGAGAATAGCTACATTCCATATTATGAACGTCTAACATATTTGTCTCGGCATTAAAACAATATCGAATATTTTTTAAATTTGAAAGTCCATCATATATTTGCTTCTTTTCATAAGCCTCCTTATTTTTCATAGATACCCGCTTATAAAGATCATCTACAAAATGTAGTATATGATTATCACCTATTTCATAAAATTGAGATCGATTTACATTAATATTAGCATTCATAACTCTTTCATACAAAATGGTATCCTCCCATCCCCAAGACCATAAACTTGGAAATCCATTCACTCTTTCAAAATCTTTGGCTTTTATTGCAAAAATTCCTCCGAGACAAAATTTAAATCCAAAAAAATGTTTTATTTCATTTTTATTTAAATCATAATTTAATAAATTTTTCTTATAAGGAACCGTATCTACATCATTAAAAATAAGAATAATTTCTTGATAAGTTTCAGGATATTTTTCTTTCACATAAAGAAAACCACAATTTTTCATTCCTCCGCGATTAAAAGGTAAATCATTATTCTGATTTACAAATAATATTTCATATTCATTTTGATTATAATCTTCCATAATATATTTCATATATCTATCAAAAAAATGCTTATGTGTTTCTCTATTTCTGTATGGAATTATAAAAATATATTTTATCATTATGATGACTGAACATATTTTTTAAGAATAATTGGAGGAATTAATTTTTCTTCAAATGTTTCTAATTTCTTAAAACATTTATTAATAGTAACTTCACTGGTCTTACTGATCGAATTAATTGTTTTCTTTGATATATTCAAATTACATTTTTGACATACAAAATAAACAATTCCCGCTGAAATTGAATGAGGAGTATTTTCAGGAATCATTTTCATCTTTTCTACTATATTTGCGATAAATAAACATAATGTTGTCAACTCTTGATTAATTGACAGTTTGCTACAATAACGATTAATAAAAGATGATGGTGTTGAATTATGTAATACGGTCTTATCAATTTCCTCATTTTCAATATCTCCTAAAATACTTAGGGCATTTTTACAACCACGTGTTGCACTTGTGTTATCTAATTTAAATATTTCAGCAATTTCTTTTGATGTACGAGGATTATTATTTACACTACAGGATATATAAATGGATGCCGCTAAAAGACCATCTCTATTACCACCACGATAAGTTTTAATATTAGATATTTTATGATAATATCTTAAAGCATCATCAATAATTACTTGCGGAATACCTGAATTTCTTGCTAAAGTACTAATAATTTGAAAATCATCATAAGTTGATTTTTCCTTGTAAGGCATAGCATTCCATTTAGTATATTGTTTAATTTTTTTCATTTCATAGCTTGAATTACGTCCACAGGCAATCTCACACGCAAATGATGATTCTTTAAGATATGGATTTACCGGGAGACCACAACGAGTAGGATCTTTACCATTTATATCATCCGCACCATAAAACCTCCATTCTGGTCCATAATCTAAGGTTTCCTTGTAAATTTTACCACAATATTGATTTGAACAACAATTAAAACCTTCATCTGAAATAAATAACGAATCACCACATTTACTACATTTGTTATCATCATTTTCAGAAGAATAAATACATTCAATAGTATCATTTGATGCTTTTTCAGTATCAAATAATTCCCATATCATTTTAATATTTTTTTTATTTGTCTCGTGATTCTTTTGAGTTTTCATTTCTTGTAT